AGAGCCAGACAGCCCTTACGCTAAAGAGGGAACCTTAGCTCACGAATTTGGAGATGTAAGGCTTCGCCTACTAAACGGTGAGATAGATGATAAGGTAGCTCAACAGGAGTTCATAAAGCTCAGAGCTAACGAGTTCTACACAGACGAAATGGAAGAAGAGGTGGATAAGTATGTGACCTACGTATGGGAAACACTTCTGTCTTCACAACGCACTACCCCGGGAGCCGAATTAATTATAGAGAAGCGGTTTGATTTCTCCCACATAGTAGAGAACGGTTTTGGAACAGGGGATGCTACCATCATATCTGACGGTGTTATGGACGTTCAGGATCTAAAGTATGGCAAAGGTATTAAAGTGGATGCTGACAACAACCCACAGCTTATGCTATACGGTTTGGGGGCATTGCGAGAGTTTGATCTGTCCTACGAAATTCACACGGTCCGGTTAACCATAGTACAGCCAAGACTGGACCACATATCTGCCTGGGATATTTCAGTAGCTGACTTAGAAGAGTGGGGCGAGAAGCAAGTAAAACCCAAAGCTAAGAAAGCCTACAAAGGTGAAGGTAAGAAGCACGCCGGTGAGTGGTGTAAGTGGTGCAAAGTTAAAGCTATGTGCGATACTCTGGCAGAAGAGAACATTAAATTGGCTCAGCACGATTTTAAAGATGCACACCTACTTACTGAAAAGCAGATACTGGCTGTTTATAAGCAGATACCTATGCTTACCGATTGGGCTAAGTCCGTAGAGAAATACGTTCTCGATGAAGCAGTTAAGGGGAAATCCTGGCCGGGCTACAAAGTAGTAGAAGGTAGAAGCATTCGTAAGTGGACTGACGAGGATAAGATCAAAGAATTACTTAAAGAAGAAGGGTTCACAGAAGAAGAATACCTTAAAATGAGCCTGGAAGGCATAGGCAAAATAGAAAAGCTTTTAGGTAAAGTTGATTTTAAGGAAAAACTAAACCCTTTTGTCAATAAACCACAGGGCAAACCTACCTTAACCAGCCAGAACGATAAAAGACCAGCGATGGGAATAGAACAAGCTAAGGAAGATTTTAAAGAGAAATAATATGCTAACACCAGAAGAAAAGGTTTTCTTAATTGAAAATAGGTTAGAAATGAGCTACAGGGAGTTAGCCAAAAGGTTAGCAGTTCCTAAACACAGGGTTGGAAGCTACCTTCGTAAATACGAGATAAAACCTCCCGATGAATTGCTAAATAAGTGGACGGCTGAAAGGGTTAGTGAAGCAAAGTTTAATAAAAACCACCGCACCCCTAATACGTTCCAGGCTACCCTTGCATACGCTAAACATCTTGGGTATAGGAATATTTCCGAAGCCTTTGTAGATATGGGCAAGCAAGAGTTTATGCAGAAATTTAAAGATTTCGAGGAAAGTTCTGAAACTATTAAATAAAAATACAATATTATGAAAGATTGGATAGGAAATGGAAACAGCATCTATAAAACTTTAGGGGCAAGTAACCATACAGCTAAAGACCGTGAGAAACACGACTATTATGCAACTGACCCTAAAGCAGCTGAATTACTCTTGGAATTAGAAAATTTCAACAACATTTTAGAACCTGCTTGCGGGGAAGGCCATTTAAGCAAAGTGTTTACTGATAAAGGATTAAAAGTAACCAGTAGCGATTTAATTGCCAGAGGTTACGGGGACAGGAAAAGTTTTTTCGATTATGAAGAATGGGATGGCGATATAATTACAAACCCTCCTTACAAATATGCACAAAGCTTTGTAGAACACTCTTTAAAAATAACTAAAGACGGAAGTAAAATTGCAGTTTCTTGAAAGCAAAGGGAGAAAAACACTTTTTGTTAACACACCACCTAAAACACTTTACGTCACAAGCAGTAGATTACTTTGTGCTAAAAATGCTGATTTTGAAGGTATGCGAAAAGGTGGCGGCAGTGCGGTTGCTTATGGCTGGTTTGTTTGGGAAAAAGGATTCAAAGGTAACACTGAAATTAAATGGTTTAACTAAACTGGTAATTAAATAAAGTTTCAATATTTTTACAAATAAATTTTTACAATCTAAAAAAGTTGCTTAGTTTAGCAATTCAATAATTAATCTTAAATTTAAAAATTATGTCAAGTACAAAAGTAGTAACAGGAAGAGTGAGATTCAGTTTTCTAAATGTTTTTGAACCAAAAGCAATAGTAGATGGTGCGGATCCAAAGTATTCAGGTTCGTTTATAATCGACAAGAAGGATAAGGCTACGCTTAAAAAAGTAGAAGCTGCCATCGAAGCAGCAATTACTGAAGGAAAAGCTAAGTACGCTTGGAAGTCAGACAAAGGATTAAAACTTCCACTTCGTGATGGTGATGAAGAGAAAGATGATGATGCTTACGAAGGCGCTATGTTCTTCAACGCTTCAAGTAAAACTAAGCCGGGTGTTTTGAACAAAGAAGGTGAGCGCATAATGAACCAGGAGGAGATTTACAGCGGATGCTACGGAAGAATATCGGCTAACTTTTACCCCTTCAACGTGAATGGTAACAAAGGAGTTGCCGTAGGACTTAACAACCTTCAGACTTTCAACGAAGGAGAACGACTATCAGGCGGATCTTCTGCCGAAGATGATTTCGGAGTTGAAGAGGACGGAGATGATTTAATGTAGGCACCCCAACCTACTAGTAAGCGGCCAATACCTACATTGGTCGCTTATATTTTAAGGAAGTGTGGCGGAATAGGTAAACGCTCAGAATATAATAGATTTAAAAATATCTGACTATGTAGGTTCAACCCCTACCACTTCCACAAATAGTAATAAATTTAAAACTTTTCAATTATGCCAAATACCAAAGAGTACAAAGACCGCAGCGGTCAAAACAGAATAACTCACAGAGCCGATAATGGTAGAGTAACTTACGCTTCAAGCGAGGGTTATAAAAACGTAAAGGATATGCGTGACACGGCAATAAACTCAAGTTTAGAACTCCTAACGCATTACCGAAAAAAGATGAACCGTAAGCAGGTAGATGAACTTAAAAGCTTAATTAAGTAGTTATGGCCGATAAACTACACAATGATATAGAAACCTACAGTTCGGTAGATATAAGGAAGGCAGGTCATTACAAATATATGGCTTCAGAAGATTTCGAGATTTTGATATTATGCTTTGCTTTAAATGGCGGTCCGGTTCACCGTATAGATATGACCCTGTTAAATAATAAAGGAGTAGATTATAAGAAGTTCCAGTTTTTCCTTGGATATTACAACGATCCTAAAATAGAGAAGTGGGCGCACAATGCCACGTTTGAGCGGAATGCTTTTAAGCGCATAGGTTACGAAAGACCTATTTCAGAGTGGTATTGCTCAGCAGTAAAAGCTGCATACTCAGGGTTCCCTTTTTCTTTAGAAGCAGTATCAAATGCTATGGGATTAGGAGATAAAAGTAAATTAGCTTCCGGTAAAGCTCTTATCAGATACTTCTCCATACCTTGCAAAGCCACTAAAACAAATGGCGGCAGAACACGTAATTTACCCGAACACGACCCTGAAAAATGGGAACAGTATATCGAGTATTGCGCTATGGATGTTGTAGCGGAGCGCGAGATAACAGATAGGCTTGAACCTTATAAAATACCAGAGTTTGAACGTCAAATCTACATCTTAGATCAAGAGATAAATGACAGAGGGATAGCTATAGATACCGCAATGGCAGAGACGGCATTGGAGATAGTAGATAAAAACCAAGAAGTTTTAGGCGGTGAGATACTAAGAATTACAGGGGTGGATAACCCTAACAGTCCGGCTCAGTTAAAGAAGTGGTTAAGTAACGCTATGGAAAAAGAGATAAAATCATTAGCGAAAGATATAATACCAATTCTTATTAGTGAAACTGAGTCCGAGGCTGTTAAAAAAGTTCTGGAACTGCGTACAAAAGCCAGTAAGACCTCAAATAAGAAATACCAAGCAATGCTTAATTGCGTTGGGTTAGATGGTCGAGGTAGAGGATTCTTCCAGCACTACGGGGCGAACCGTACCGGCAGATGGAGTGGAAGGATTGTACAGTTGCAAAATTTACCGAGAAATTACATTAAGGATTTACATCTTGCAAGAACGCTATACAAAGAAGGCGATTACGAAGTCATAAGTATGTTCTTCGACAATGTACCGGATGTGTTATCTCAACTCATAAGAACTACTTTTGTGGCGCCAAAGGATAAAACCTTTGTAGTATCGGATTTCTCAGCCATAGAAGCCCGCGTTATAGCTTGGCTTGCAAACGAGACCTGGCGGTTAGATGTTTTCAACTCCCACGGTAAAATCTACGAAGCTTCGGCGTCTATGATGTTCGGTATTCCTATGGAAGAGATTACAAAAGGAAGTGAGTGGAGACAAAAAGGTAAGGTAGCCGAGCTTGCACTGGGCTATCAAGGATCCGTTGGTGCGGTTAAGCAAATCCCAGGCGGTGAAGATTTAGGTACAGATGCAGAAATTAAGGAAATGGTTGACCGGTGGAGGGCTAAGTCTCCAAATATTGTTAAGCTTTGGAGAGCTACCGAGAACGCAGCAAAGCGAGCTATTAGAACAGGTAAAGTTATAAGGCTACCCAAGTTTAAGAACTTAAAGTTTAAATATGACGGTAAATTCCTTACGATAGAATTGCCATCCGGTAGAAAATTATCTTATGTTAAGCCCCGGTTCGGTAAAAACCAATTTGGCGGAGAATCTATAATGTACCAAGGTATGAACCAAACCACAAAGAAATGGGAGTGGGTAGATTCCTACGGGGGAAAATTTGTTGAAAACATTATACAAGCAATTGCCCGTGATATACTGGCAGTCAGCATGCTTAGGCTGGATAAAGAAGGCTTCCCAATAGTTATGCACGTACACGATGAGGCCGTGGCTGAGAATGATATTTCTACTGCCGAAGAACGTCTTGCAGAGATGGAAGAAATAATGAGCTTACCAATAGACTGGGCAGAAGGTTTGCCCCTGGCTGCGGAAGGCTACATAACACCTTATTATAAAAAAGATTAGTAATCAATAAATTTAAAATTATGAGACCGAGTTTAGAAGAAGTAAAAGAATACTTTAAAGATGCTTTGGAAATTAGAGACGCGTTTGGTGATGAGACCGAATACGACAGTAGAAGAATATTTTCCTTAGCTAACGCCTACACTATGCGACAATCGAATTACAACTTTATGCTTTGGAGTAGAAATACCGGATTTGCAGAAATAATAACCAGCAAAACTCCAGATTCTACTTGGGAAGTTAACGTCTCAAAGCCAACTAAATCAGAAGTATTTGATGCCGTTATAGAAAATACACTTGAGAGCCTGGAAGAGTTACTCCTGGTAAAGGGTAAGGAATACCGGAGAAACGACAACCCGTTCCATAATTTTGAACAGGGTGCTAAACTTACGGGAGAATTACGCGAAGAAGTGTTACGCGGGTTCAGACTAAAACACGAAATATCGGTAGCAGATATGCGTAATGACCTGAAAGAAGGTAAACTTCCGAGCCGTGATAAAGTAAACGAAAAATATGACGATATACTGCTCTACTACCTCATAGAAAAAGCTTCTATGATAGATAGAATAGATAACCAATAAAAGCAAAACCCCTCGGATATATGAAACACGACGGACAGATAAATATAGCGGTCGGGCTAAGTGCCGGCTCTAAGAAATGGAAGAATGAAGAAATCAGTTGGTCAGAGATGGTTCAAAGATTATCGGAATCCAGACAGACCAATGAGTCTTTTAAGGAATACATAGCAGCTAATAAAGCCGAACAGTTAAAGATTAAAGACGTAGGCGGTTACGTAGGAGGCTACCTGTCAAACGGTAAAAGAGGTATTAATAATGTAGGCTTCAGACAAGTAATTACGTTGGATATTGACTTTGCGCATAGTAGTTTTTGGGATGATTTTACGCTATCCTTTGACAATGCGGCAGTCCTACACTCCACGCACAAGCACCACGAAGATAGCCCGAGATACCGGTTAATAATGCCGATAGACCGGGAGGTATCAAGTGACGAATACGTGGCTATTTCCCGTAAAGTTGCAGGAGATTTGGATATTGAACTGTTCGATAACACTACTTTCGAGCCCAACAGGTTAATGTTCTGGCCAAGCAACCCTAAAGATATTGACTACTATCTTAAAATGCAGGATGGTAATTGGATTTGCGCAGACGAAGTTTTAGATTCCTACATAGATTGGAAGGACTCAAGCTTGTGGCCTACGGCAGATAAGCAGTTAGACCGGATAAAGGACTCAGCTGAGAAGCAGCAAGACCCGCTATCCAAGAAAGGGGTTATAGGTGCTTTTTGCAGGTCGTATAACATAACCGAAACTTTGGAAAAATTCCTTATTGACGATTATACGCCCGTAGATAATGATACAGGCCGGTGGACTTATAAAAAGGGTTCAACAGCCGCAGGGCTTATAATTTATGACGATAAATTTGCATACTCCCACCACGGTACGGATCCTTCAGGAGGTAAACTATGTAATGCTTTTGACCTTACCAGGATTCATAAATTTGGCTATATGGACGAAAACTCCAAAGGAAACCAAAAGAGCTACAAGGCTATGGAAGATTTAGCCAGAGAAGATAAAGAGGTTAGGAAGTGCATAGCATCTGAAAAGCTTGATAACGCCAAATATGATTTTGCAGAAGGATCCGATGAAATAGATATGCAGGAAGATGCTTCTGACTGGATGGAGGATTTGGAAATAGATGGTAAAAGTAAATACCTATCTTCTGCTAACAACCTGAATATGATCTTCGCCAACGATATTCGGTTCAACAAGCTCTTTAAAATGAACAGCTTTGACGGTAAACGCTACATTTGTGGAAATATGCCCTGGCGGAAAATAGGAGAGTCAGAGCCTATGAAAAACGTGGACTACTCGGGAGTTAGAAATTATATTGAAAGTATCTACGGTATTTCAGGAACCATAAAAGTAGATGATGCTCTGGCTTTAGAATTTGAACGTAACTCCTTCCATCCCGTATTTGAATACCTTAAAAGTCTGAAGTGGGATGGTCAGGAAAGATTAAATCACATACTTACGGACTATTTCGGAGCAGACGATAACGCTTATACGAGAGAAGCCTTTAGAAAATCAATGGTTGGTGCCGTAGGTAGAATATTTAAACCTGGTATCAAATTCGACTACGTACTTACCCTTGTTGGCGACCAAGGTTGCGGAAAGAGTACCTTTATAGGTAAACTTGGGAAGTCCTGGTATAGTGATACTTTTATGACTGTTCACGGCAAAGAAGCTCTGGAACAGATACAGGGAGCCTGGCTAATCGAGATGGCAGAATTGTCCGGACTTCGCAAAGCAGAAGTAGAAGCCATTAAGCACTTCATATCAAAGCAGGAAGATACCTTCAGGGCAGCTTACGCCAGGACTTCGGAAACCTACAAAAGGCAATGCGTTTTCTTTGGTACAACAAATAACCGGGATTTCCTAAGAGATCCTTCAGGTAACAGAAGATTCCTTCCTATAGATGTTGAAAGCTCAAAAGCAAAGCTTAATGTATTTGACGATCTCACATCCGATGTTGTTGATCAAATATGGGCAGAAGCAGTTGTAGCCTTTAAAAAAGGAGAGAAACTTTACCTCAGCGGGGAAGCTGAAGAACTCGCTAAAAAGGAACAAGTAAACCACTCAGAAGGGGATGAGCGTATGGGAATCGTAGATGACTATTTAGATACTTACCTTCCTGAGAATTGGAGCAGTATGGATTTACCAGCCCGTAGAATGTTTCTGGATGGTGATGAACTTGGAGAACGACAGACAGGAGTTAGCCAGAAGGATAGCGTGTGCATAGCTGAGATATGGTGCGAATGCTTAGGGAAGCAGAAAGAGGATATTTCAAGATATGCCACCAGAGATTTAAACGATATTATGAGGCAACTTCCAGGTTGGAAGCGAAGCAAGTCAACTAAGAAGTTTGCATTCTACGGCATACAGAGATATTTTGAACGAATTAAAAAGTAATAAAATGACAAAGATAAATTTAGAATTATACGACTGGGAGAATATAGGTGAAATGGTTAGGAAGCTTAGAAAAGAGAGAGGGATGCTGCAAAAGCAACTTGCCGCTAAATGCTTCACTACGAGCGTAACCATATCCCGCTTAGAAAACCCTAAAGATAAAGGATCCAGAATAAGCTATCCAGTACTTGAGAGGATTATGGTAGAGCTGGGGGCAACTATGAAGATAGCAATTCTGAAAGAATGAAAATTGAAAGTGAGAAATTACTTGAAAAGAAGCTCAGGGTTAAAATAGAAAGTATTGGAGGGTTATGTTGGAAACTACCAACAATACACTTAGCGGGCATACCGGACAGAATGTGTTTAATCCCAGGAGGCGTGGTTGTGTTTGCAGAGATTAAAACCACTGAGAAGGAGCCAGAGAAACTACAATTACTGTGGCATAAGAGGCTGAGAAAATTAGGCTTCAGAGTTGAGATTATTGACAAATCTTGTCAAATAATAGAATTGGTAAATGAATTTAAAAATGAAAAATAGTATGAATGTATTAAGCACCTTCAATGGTATGGGCTGTATTTGGTTAGCCTTGGATAAGTTGGGCATAAAAGTAAATAAGCGGTACAGTTCTGAGATTGATAAATACGCCACTAAGGTTAATGATGCCAACTATCCAGACACCGTACAGCTCGGAGACGTTACAAATATAAAAGCAGCTGATTTAGAGAACATAGATTTAATAGTGGGTGGCAGTCCTTGTCAAGGCTTTTCTTTCGCTGGGAAACAGTTAAATTTTGACGATCCGAGAAGTAAATTATTCTTCGAGTTTGTAAGGTTACTTAACGAGATTAAAGAAATAAACCCGAACGTTATCTTCCTTATGGAGAACGTAAAGATGAAAAAAGAGAGGCAAGACGTTATTAGTAAATATTTAGGCGTTGAACCAATGATGATAAATAGCAATCTTGTATCTGCTCAAAATAGAGTTAGATTTTATTGGACTAACATACCTAATTTGACTTTACCAGATGATAAAAACATTTTATTAAAAGACGTTTTGGAAAACGAAAATGAAAATGAAATAGTTGGGGCAAGACGTGGACGTTATTTAGTCGACGGAATTAGACAAGATGGTAAAATGTTGACTGCCGGAAAAACAAAACAATATCTTGAAATTAGAAACGATGAAAAAAGTAACTGTCTAACAACTGTTCAAAAAGATAATATAGTAATACGAGATAAAAGCAAATGCGTGCGTTCTGGTGGACGTGGAAGCTATGACCGCCACGAATGGGATAGTGTAGATAAAAACCACACTCGAAAACTAACTATTTTAGAATGTGAACGCTTACAGACTTTGCCTGACAATTACACAAAACACGTAAGTGATAGCCAAAGATATAAAATGATTGGTAATGGTTGGACTGTTGATGTTATTGCTCACATATTAAAAGACGTAGATTTATGTTAGAAAAAGAAAATATGCACAATTACCAGGTATCGGCTTCGCAGCATATCTTAGATAACAATTATTGCGCTCTGTTTATGGATATGGGGCTTGGCAAAACCATATCTACCTTATCCGCTGTAAATTTCCTGATATTTGACGATTTAGAGATTGATACCGTTCTGGTAGTAGCCCCTAAAAGGGTAGCAGAGTCGGTTTGGGATGCAGAAGTAGCAAACTGGGCGCACATTAACCACTTGAGCATATCTAAGATAAGCGGTAATGTGAAGCAGCGCAAGGCAGCCCTACGCAAAGACGTAAACATATACACTATAAGTAGAGATAACATTGTGTGGCTTTGTGGACTTTATGGCGGATCCCGGCTACCTTATGATATGTTGGTGATAGACGAGCTATCCAGCTTTAAGAACCCGAAGTCAAAAAGGTTCAAAGCTTTGAAAATGGTGCAGCCTTGCTTCAAAAGAGTAGTGGGTTTAACGGGAACACCCGCGCCAAACGGTCTTATAGATTTATGGAGCCAGATGTACCTTATAGACAGGGGAGAGAGACTTGGTAAGTACATAACGGAGTACCGGAGAAACTTCTTTTACCCGGAGAAAAGCAACGGGCATATTGTTTATAAATACGGGCTGCGGCAAGGCTTAAAGGATTTAATTTACAGTGCTATTGACGATATAGTTATGAGTATGAAGGCTAAAGATTATTTAGATCTGCCGGAACGGATAGATAATATCGTCAAAATTCCGTTCGATACAGCTCTTCAGAAAAGATATGACGACTTCAAGAAGGAGAAAGTCTTGGAGATATTGGAAGATCAAGGGGAAGATAGTGAGATTTCAGCAGCCAACGCAGCGGCTTTATCGGTTAAGCTATTGCAGTTTGCCAACGGAGCGGTCTATAACGATCAGAAGGAATACAAAGTAATCCACAACCTTAAAATTGACGCGTTAAAAGAGATTATAGAGGATGCCAACGGCAACTCAGTACTAATTGCTTACTCCTTTATATCCGATAAGGAGCGGATGCTCAAAGCCTTGAAGAAATATAAGCCACGGGTTATAGACGGGCAGAAGGACATAGACGATTGGAATGCTGGCAAAGTTCAAGTTATGATGATGCACCCCGCTTCTGCTGGCCACGGACTTAATTTGCAGCACGGAGGAAACATTATAGTTTGGTTCGGACATAATTGGAGCTTAGAGTTGGAACAACAGCTCAACGCAAGGTTAGACCGGCAAGGTCAGAAGAAGTCTGTAGTAGTTAATAAACTAACCGCCACAAAAACTATTGATGAAATGGTTATTTCCAGACTGGCTAAGAAGAACGATACGCAGAACGGCTTAATGGATGCAATGAAAGACACGATTAATAAATATAAACACTTAATGGATAAATAGCTATGGAAAATTCGACAGAGACAAACGCAGTGAAGGGTTCTAAATTCCTTAGAGAAGTATATGATAGGTTAGGAACTAAGTATAGCGTAGCAGAAATAGATGAGTTTATGAAATTACCCTTGGTTAAAAACACGTCACAAAAAGACGGAATGGAATTAAAAGAAGAGATTGATGCTAATATTAAAAAATATTCAGAAATATTTAAATTGACGAATAATTCAGACCAGATAAAAGCTATTGCAGAAGAATTCGGTACTAAAATAGCTGAAGTAAAGGATAGGTTTAATAAAAAAGAAGAATTTAAAGTAGG